ATCGGCAACCTTAGTGAACCTTTGGCCAATGCCAAGTTCATAGATTTCCATGATGCTGATTCCGAAAAATTCGGGAAGACCACTCTGATTGTAAACGGCGTTTCTGATTGAATCAGTTGCAGCCACAGCACCAGAGGTGTTAGCAACGGCTGCTTGGCCACCAACCTTGGTGTTGACGGGGTTGTAAGCCATTTCACGAAGAGCTTGAACGGACTCGGGAGAAACGATGATATCCGTAATTCCCTTGCGAGCCTCTGGAGTACCACCAACCCACGAAGGATTGTTTCTCTTTTGAGCTGTAAGAAGCTGGTTGAAGAGATCGAGATCCAACACTTTCGCTGAGGTCGTTGCCGCCAAGTTTGCGGAGTTATCCGCAATGGTTCCCAAGAGAAGGCCAGCAGAGTTATTCTCTTGTTGCAAGAGAATTTCCTGAGCCAGACGGGTTAAAGATTTACTCACAACGTCAAGCCTCGAACGAGCGGCGTAGCGCTTGTTAAAGTCTACCGCACTCTCAAGAGTATAGGTAGCAAGCTTCAGTTCCGCACTCGTAGGAGTAACATGGTTGGTAGGCAGACCACCAGGAGTGGAGGTGCTGTATACCTTGATGTAATCCTCGTTGGTGACGTCATGGTAGAGATCCAGAGGGATGCTCGGGTTGTCGTCAGCAGCAAATTGAATCTGAGCGAACAAATTACTGAGCGTCGGTACGTTGTTAATTACTTCGGCGAGCAAGGGGCCAATAAATTCGGCTAGCGCTTGCTGAGCCTCATAGGCCACGTCTCTATTCTTAGAGGCCATTGCCTTGACCAACTCAATCTGCTCGTCAGTTCTTTTAAGTGTTATATTCATGTTTTTACGGGCCTTATTGATTAATTGTTAAGTTATATAAAATTAGATTCTTAATTGGATTACCGCATAAGGGCCAGACCAATTGTCGGCTGAACCATTATCAACTCTTTCACCAGTTGCAAGAACCGAACCAATATTTTGGCCGCCTGCAGCAGGCAAGGATGCCTTAAACTTTCCAACTTCAGCGTTGCTGGTAGATGGGGTAAGGGCGGATCCTGGGGCCACTTCGGCCCAGCTATTCGTAGCAGTAACATCGAAAGCTTTCTCAGTTAGAGTAAATACTCCACGAGTGGCGAGAGGAACTGCTTGTCCAGAAAGAACAGCGTTCAATTCGTCCTTCTTTACGGGATTGTAAAGTAAGTTTTCCGAATTCTCGTCATGACTCAAGGTCTGAGCCAACGTCATTCCGATTACTCCAGAAATACCTTTGCAGGGCTCGACCTGGAGGGGAACGGTGGGATAAGGATTGCGACCAACGGGAGGAGCAGTGGCTCCTTGAAATCTGCCGTCTTCGCCTACGGTAACGACATCGTTCTCCGCCATGTTGCCAGCACGGACTTGCATAAGGACGCCGTCTGCATTGATGCCATCGTCATTAGGCGCCATCAATTTTAGCTCCGAAGGAAGCCTATCTAGGTTAACGGAAAACAGATTGATCACTTCGTGATCGCTGTACTGTCTAAAAGGTAAGAGTCTATGTGCCATGGTTCTTAGTAGTTAAGGTTTTTTAGTATTGGATTGATACGGTATCTTTGTTAAAAGCCGCTTTAAATTTATCGGCTAAGGTCAATTCTTTTTCGGAGCTCTCTCCGTTATTAGAAGGAAGTTCGGCTTCGGAAGCCTCAACATTTTCAAGAGCTTCTTCGGTAGCCTTCTCGACTTCTTCTTCGGAAGCTTCAACAACTTCGGTAGGAGAAAGAGAGGCGATTTTCTTTTGAACTTCAACTTCTACCTTTTCGGCAAAAGCTTTTTCTTGTTCTGCAAGAAATTCCTTGCTCTTGTGTTTGTAGATTACGGAAACTCTTTCTTCATAAGAGGCGTAAGATTCATCAGTCGCATCCACTCCCTTAAGATCTTGAGCAACGATCTTTCTGTCTTCATCTGAAAAATCATACTGAGAATCGAGAGACTCCATTCTAGCATTGAACAACTGAAGAGCTTCGGAAGCTTTTTGGGAAGTTTCAAGTTCTGAGAGCTTTTCATTGGAAGAGGCTAATTCCTTTTCCAGCTGATCAACCTTTTCCTTGGATTCCGACTCGGCTTTGGCAAGCTCGGCTTTTTCTTGTTCGATTTGAATTTTTTCTTCTGCGTACTGATCGCTTCTATCGCGAATTGCATCGGAAACACTTTTGATGATATTGGCGACTGCTTCTTCAGAAAACTTTCCAGACGCATTGGCCTGAATCGTTTCGGTGAGTTGTTCTACTAAATCTTTCATATCCATTTTGGGTTTCGAATTAAGGTGACTGTCTAAATTTACATTAGTTTCTTCTCGTTGTGAAAAATTTTTTTTATATTTTTTTAATTTTTTTAAAAAGTTTTCCGTTTCGATGTGAATGGCCTCTACCTCATCCTCGTTATTTTCTCCCTCTTTCCGCTCTTTTTTTTTAACTTCTTCCTCAACGTAGATTCCCTTTACTTCCGCAGCAGGATTGGAGGTAAACCCTATTCCAAGAGGAAAGACAGATCCAGTAACAAGCCTGTAAATTCTGGTTCCGTCTTTCATAGTTCCATTGCCGTCAAAAGCTTTCAAGTATTTTTTTAATTCCTCTATTTGTTTTTTGTCAGTAACTATTTCAGCATCGTTCAAGTCGCTTCCGCCTATAGCGAGAGCATATTCATTAAAGCCAATTTCCCAACTTGCGGAAACCATATTGTGAAATTTGCTCCCCTCTATTGTTGAGCTTTTTACTAGTTCTGCAAATTCCCTGTTTACTGTTTTATATATAACAGCTCCAAGGGCGATATTGAAAGGACCTATCAAATCCTTGACATCATCTTCTCCTAGCATCTGGTTTGATCCAAACTCAGAAAACCCAGAAGAAACAATATGGCCAACTACTTTTTCTTTTCTATGTTCTATGTTCGTGGGCTTATGAACAAAGTAATCTTTAATAGCTAAAGCGGTAGAGGTTCCTATTCCGTCATCATTTCTATTAAATTTATTCGCAACGGCTCCATTGAATGCAACCCCCAACAAATCAATATTCTTATCTAAATCTACATCTTCGGGAATTAAAGAGGACAGATCTTCCAAGGAGGCATTGCTTATATCCAAACCAGAATCCTCTATACTTGAGGAAGCAATGATCTCGTTCTCGAAAATCGTTTTATACTTAAAAGGAGAGCTCATAAAAAGAATTACACCAATCCTTTTTCAATTGAGAAATTATTTGCTATGATATAATAATGCAGCCGCATATATTTCTAGCTCATGAGCTTCCGATAGTTCTGTAATATCAGTTATAATGGAAAGCTTTTCGATTTTCTCGAAGTCCTTGATACAAGAATTAACTGTTCTCGTCCATACCCTTTTAGCCTTCGATAGAATAACAGACTTGCATAAATCTGAAATCATTGACTCTTGATTTTCGGTTAATTCTTTGGCTTTTAGTTTTTCAAGCATTTTTTCTTTTGCATTTTCTTCGAGAGCCTCTATCTTATATATAATAGCCTGAATTTCTTTTCTAGAATAAAGCTCCGAAGCATTTGATCTTTTATTCACCTGCTTGACTTTTTTTGTTCCAGTTGGGCGGCCAGCGGCCTTTTGGCCAGTTTGATTCCCCTCCCCTTTTCCAGTTACCAATTCTTCATCAATAGTCGGAATTCCGCCGACCAAAGGATTATACATTCCGTCCTGTCTCTGTTTTACATATTCCTTTTGAGCGGGAAGAATGTCTTTAGAGTTCGGATAAATCCCAGTTTTAATTGCGTCAACGCCCTGCTCTGGGGTCAGGATTCCTATTTCAAGTAATCTTGTTACAACTCTCTGGAACTGAACCTCATCCTTAATGTCTATTTCTTCAAATCTTACAGTAGGATAATCCTTGAAGCCCATCGCCTTGCAGACCATTCTTACCTGGGGCTGCAAGAAATCATTCAAGAAGGAAAGCCTTGCTTCTTTTAACCTTTCTAAAAATATCTCAGCCTTAACTTGGGTATTTTTATACTTTTCGTCTCCAACGATTACATTCTGAAGTCCCTCCCTTATGTCTTCGTTTACTATTTGATATTTTTCTGGACCTATTACCTTTGCGATATCTGGAATAACAAATTCTGCCTTAGTAGTATAATCTGCGACCAACACCCTTCCCACACTTTCATTTTGAAACAAAGATTGCATGGCCGTAAGATTATGCGGATTAATCCCTCCCTTGTCGGGTGACGCCCCCATCGTGATAAGCAAGATAACATTTTCTATCGTTCTGCTTATTGCTTGATCTACTTTTTTTAATTCAAGCTTCCAATTAATGTCATCTAATACTGGAAACCCAAAAGGAATAGCAAACGGTTCATAGTCCTGCTTCTTGTAAAAAGAATAAGACATCTTATGGACATCCAAATCTATACTAATCCCGTCTTTAGACCACCCGCCCTCTTTTATTCTTTTCTTCGTATTATCAGGAAGAGCATCGAATATTTCTTTATCTATATCTGTTTTGGGATTCTGAAGTTTTTCAATTTCATATTCAGACAGAATCTTTTTATACGAGGCGCCTCGAAAGGAAGTGCTTCTAGTCGCAACCATATCGTATGGATTTAAAAGAATATATCTTATCGGCACTTTCCCAGAATCCAAATACTCCGAACCGTAGATCTGATGCATCTTCGCAAAATCTTTACTTGAAAACTTTCCATCTATTCTATAAAGAAAAACATTCCCGCTTCTATAATACTCTCTAAAATACTGATCTTTTAAGTTCCAAAGATTCACTTTTGAGAACCATTTTGAAACAAATGTCCTTGACGCCTCATTCCCGTTTTCTAAATAAATAGAGGAGTTAGCTAGTTCGGCCATTATATCTATTGCATTTCTAAAAATCGCTATATTAGCATATGCCTTTTGGCATAACTCAATAGAGTCTCTTACATCTACTCCATCGCTAGATACATTATAAGGCAATAGCCCCTCTCTTATATTGGCAAATCTTGCCCCTTTTGTGTTTGAGGATATATGATTCCGCCTTCTAGAGGTCGAAGTCTTAGTAGATGATCTGGTATAACCCGATGAGGATGCCGAAGACACGTAATAGCTTTCTCCAGAAAACTCTGGCTCAACACTGGCAATTGTTTGATTTATTATTTCTTCGATAGGAGCATTTTTCTCACCAGAATTAAACTTGCCCCAATAGGGAAACTTTTTTTCGTACTTTCTTTTTTTCTT